GTTATCGCGCAAACAGAGCGTGAGATAGCTTTATCCGAGCAAAAACTTATTGCAGCAGAAAAAGCCTCAGATCAAATTGCACAAATGGGCTTAAAGATAGGAGACTCACTACAAAGTAATATGCAAACTGCATTCAATGGATTAATAGAAGGAACTATGACTGTAAAACAAGCATTTGCAAGTATGGCAAAATCTATACTAGTAGACATATCTAGAATGATTACAAAGATGCTCGTAATGCGATTACTTCAATCTGCAATTGGCGGCACTTCATTTGGAAACTTTTTAGGGGTTCCTAATCCTTCAGTTAATACAGCAATTAGCAGTCCCTTCCCAGAAGCAGGAACTTTAGCAGTAGCCCGAAACGGTGGTATTATGAAAGGCTACTCAGAGGGCGGCATAGCAAGAGGAAGAAATGCAGGATATCCCGCAATTCTACACGGCACAGAGGCCGTAGTACCTCTACCTAACGGAAACTCTATTCCAGTAGAAATGAGAGCTGGAGCAACTTCAAATAATACTATTGGTATTAACATCAATATTGATAACCAAGGAAACGCAAGTACTAGTCAAGATCAAGCGTCTCAACAAAATCAAGCAGCTGCGCTAGGAAAAGTTGTTGCAAGCGTAGTTCAAGAAGAACTGCATAAGCAGAAACGCCCCGGCGGTATACTTAGCAGATATGGAGCAGCCTAATGGCACTAGGATTTTTAGATTTAGGTAACATACGAAGAATTCCAGATAGAACAATGGCGAGGACCGTTGCTCCACAGGTAAATAAAATTTCTTTTGGAGATGGGTATGAGCAAAGAGCCGTAGCGGGTATAAATAATTTAAAAGAGCAGTATTCTGTTTCTTTTAACAATCGTCCAAAAGCAGAAATCGACGATATAGTCTCCTTTTTTAATGCAAAAGAAGGGGTTACTGCTTTTAGTTTTACTGTTCCTGATACTAATTCAGCAGGTTCGGAGTTTACAATTAAAGCTGTGGTTGATAACTTTAATGTTTCTTATAATAATAATGATTTTTACTCCTGTACAGCTACCATCAGACGAGTTTATGAAGCATGAGCGATGTATTTGAAGAAGGGTATCCTTCTTACGAAGCGATTCACGGAGAAAATTATATTCTTTTTAAAGCACCTGAACACTCAGAATGGCAATGTTATATATTTGGTGGAAAGCCTGGAGAAGGCATCTCTTGGCGACCAAGAAAAGGTCAAGAGCCAAACTGGTTCTGGCGCAAGATGCAATACCTTTGCTTTGGTAATAAGTGGGTGAAAGATACTTGAAACAACAGGTAGGTAAATTATGAAGAAAATATTAAGTGATGAGGTGATTGAAGTATGAGCGATTTAATAAAAGACGTTCAAAAACAAGAAATAAACTCTGGATATATACATTTGTATGACCTAGAGTATTCCTCTGGTTCGTTTGCGCATTTTCATGCGGGAGTAGACGAAAATAGCGATGATATAGAGTTTAGAGACTCCGATGGTAATATACTTACATATGTTGCTATTCCTATAGAAATGGAAGGTATAGAAGTATCTTCTGATGGCTCGTATGCTAGACCGGAGGTCTCTATAGCTAATTTAAGCAGTGTATTTTCAAACGAGATTGGAGGATTAAGTTTTGAAGAGCTCGTTGGAAAAAGATTAACTAGAAGAACAACTTTAGAAAAATATTTAGTTGGAGGAACAGGAGATTCTGGATCAGGAAATGCGCCTGTAGAGTTTCCAAAAGCTACATATGTAATAGATAGGATAAAATCAAAAACAGCTTTTGTTGTTACTTTTGAGCTGGCGGCTCCTTTTGATTTGGCAGGAATAACACTTCCGCGTAGAGTTATTGTTGGAGGAGCTTGCCCCTTTAGGTACAGAGGAGCATCTGTAGATGTATCTAGACAAGACAGAGTAGGTGGTTGTACTTGGGATCAAACAATACTTGCAACAGATACGAATAATGTATTTATGAATAAATTTGATGAGTATATTGTTCCTGTTTCTATATTTAGTGGTATGTCTACTTTTTCAGGAACCTCTGTTGCAGGATCATATTATATTACTAGCGAAACTCAGACCGAAGTAGCAAAAACAGGGTCTAGTAGTCGAACAGTTACTGCATATTGGCAGGCGTTGGAAGCAACCTCTACGTTTCCTAATGACAGTAGTTCTAGCTGGAGACGAGTACGGGTATTCTCTACTTACTCTACATCAACAACTTATTATGCTTATCGTGACAGTAGGCATAATAACTATATTATAGACTCGGGAAAACTATGGCAAGTTAATAAGTTCACGCAGGTGGGCGGCAGTCATGATACTATAAAAGAGGGTATATATTGGACAGAGGGAGATATTTGCGGTAAAAAAATAAAATCCTGTTCCCTTAGATTCAATGCACAAGAGCACTCCAGTATAACCGGAGGAATAAGTATTATTGAAACAAATAGAGCATTACCTT